GTGCGGCGCAGCGTGCGGCATGAAGGTCTTCAAGCCTGACGGGTCGACGCTGGTCAATTTCATGGCGGATCAGGCGGCGCGGGTGAAGATCATCCAGGGGCCGATCGGGAGTGGGAAGTCGCTGGCGTGTGTGATGTCGGTGTGGATGAAGGCGCTGGAGCAGGTCAAGCAGCCGGATGGGAAGAGAAGGTGCCGGGCGCATGTGTTCCGCGACACCTATGGCAAGCTGGAAGACACGACGCTGAAGACGTGGCTGGCGTGGTTTCCGGAAAAGGAGTTCGGGCGGTTCTACTGGTCGAAGCCGATGCTGCACGAGATCCGGGTGGGGGATATCGAGCTCGACGTGCATTTTGTGGCGCTGGAGGACGAGCACGCGGCGGACTACTTCCGGTCGCTGGAGACGACGTTCGTGTGGTGGAACGAGGTGCAGTACACGGCGCGGGCCTTGTTCGATGAAAGCGTGACGCGGGTGGGGCGGTATCCGCGAATGATTGACGGCGGGCCTGTAAGACCCCAGGTCATTGCGGACATGAATGCGCCGGACGAGACGCACTGGATTCCGATCATGCGGAAGGATGTGGCGGTTCCGGACTGGTTTTCGGAGGAGCAGCGCAAATCGCATGTCAAGCCGGAGAGCTGGGCGTTCTATGTGCAGCCGGCGGGATTGCTGGAGGTCAAGGACGGCGAGGGCGAGGTGACCTCCTATGTGGAGAACCCGGCCGCGGAGAACCTGAAGTTCCTCGAGCCGCATTATTATCTCAACGCGATCGCGGGCAAGACCAAGTCGTGGATCGACGCGAACGTCTTGAACCGGGTGTCGCCGCGGCGGGATGGAAAGCCGGTGCTGCCGGACTTCAATCGCGCGGTGCATGTGGCCCGTTCACCCATTGTCCCTATCCCCGGCGTGCCTATCATCATCGGCTGCGACTTCGGGCGGCGGCCGTGTGCGATCTTCGCGCAGTATCTGCGCGGCACCTGGTACGTGATCCATGAGTTGATCGGAAGAGACATGGGCGCCAAGACGTTTGCGCCGCTCTTGCGCAAGGACATCGCCCAACATTTTGACGGGTTTTCGTTCGGGATCTGGGGCGACCCGTCGGGCGACTTCAAGGGCCAGAACGACGACCAGGTGCCGTTCCAGATTTTCCGGTCGAACAAGCTGCCGATCCGCGCCGCGCCGTCGATCCTGTTCTCGGTGCGGCTGCAGTCGATCGAGGCGGTGCTGACGCGGATGTCCGAAGGACGACCGGCGCTGCAGGTCTCGCCGTCGTGCTCGACGCTGGTGGCCGCACTTGATGGCGGCTGGCATTACCGGAGGCTCAAGGTGGCTGGCGAGCGCTATGCGGAGGAGCCGGAGAAGGACGAATATTCCGATCCGGCGGATGCGTTCGGCTATCTGTTGCTCGGGGGCGGCGAGGGCAAATTGCTGCTGACGGGATCGCGCGAGACCAAGCCGGCGACGCAGACGATCCGGCCCTACAATCCATTTGAGCGCATGGGGGCAGGAAGGTGAGCCTGGTGCGGCTGGTGCCGAAGCGCGATCCGGACGTGGTGATCGATCGGCTGTGGCTGGTTTTTTTTACTGAAGGCGAGCGCGAGCCTTGGTGGGCGAAGCTGCTGCCGGTTGGCTTTCGTCACGTCGCCGCCTGCGCCTGGTTTGCCGACCAGGAGCGCTGGGTCTATTTCAACCCGACGCGGCGCGGCACGGTGATCCTCCTCTATCGCGACGAGGAGTTCGGCGGCCGGTTTCAGCAGTTGCTCGACACATCCTCGCTGGTGCTGCGCGTGGCCTCGCGTCATCAGCGGAGTTCGACGCCGTGCGGCTGGTGGTGCACCGGGGCGATCAAGGCGCTGCTCGGCACCGGGGGCATGGCGATCACGCCGCGCGGGCTGGCGCGCTACCTGCAGGACCATGGCGCCGAGGCCGTGCTGCCGCCGTGCGTTGCTGCCGGTCCGGTATCTTCGCCACTTTCGGCGCATGGCGAGCCTGTTCAAACCTGACGTCCCCCAGCAAGATCCGACGGTTGCCAAGCAACAGGAGGACGAGCGGGCCCGCGCGGACGCGGCCAACACCCGCGCGACGCAAGAGCAACTGACGCAGGAGACGTTGCTGCGGGGGCGGCGCAATGGCGTTCGCTCACTGCTCGGCTCGTTCGGCAGCGGCACCTCGCTGTTGGGGGCTAGCTGATGGCGGTGCAGCCGTTCAAGCCGGCGCCGCCGGTTGGCGACCAGGACGGCGATCCGCTCGCCAAGGAGATGAACCGGCTGGTGGCAAAGGCGCGGCTCGACCGCTCGCGGCATCAATCCCGCATCGCCGACTGCTACCGCTACACCATGCCGTGGCGGCACAAGATCGGCCAGACTTCCTTCTCGCCCGACATCGACGTCATCTTCGACGGCACCACCGGCATCGTGCTGGAGGATTTCGCCGCCGACATGCTCAACACCTTCACGCCGCAGAAGAACAACTGGGTGACGGCGCAGCCGGTCGAGACGCTCGATGCCGGCAACCTCAACAAGGTCAAGGACAACATCGCCGCCTATCAGCGCGTGGTGTTCGGCGCGATGGGCGCCTCGAACCTCTATATGGCGCTGCAGGAAGGCTACATGGATCTCGGCATTGGGACCATGGTGCTCGTGATCACCGATATCGATCCGACCAAGCCATATCATTGCGAGGCGATCCCGGCGCCGGAGATGCTGCTGCTGCGCGGGCCCTATGGCTATCTCGGCGGCTACTTCCGCGAGCGGCAGCGGATGTGCCGATCCGAGATCAAGACGCTGTGGCCGAATGCCGATCTCGACAAGCTCGGGCCTGAGCCGATCAACGGCACCGATCCGGAATACGACGTCATCGACGGCTGCTGGCGCGACTGGGCCGAGAAGGGCGACGAGGCCTACGACTATGCCGTGATGGTTTCCGGAAAGGTGATCTATCACAAGCCGTACAAGGGACCGGGTTCATGCCCATTCATTGGCGCGCGCTGGGGCCGCGACGGCACCACCGCCTGGGGCTGCGGCCCGACCTATCGCACCTTGCCGGAAACCAAGACACTCAACCACGTCCGCTACACCAGCTTGAAAAATTACGACAAGCACGTCGATCCCGTCACCTCCTATGTGGACGACGGCGTCATGAACATCGACAACGGCGTGACGCCCGGTCTGTGGATTCCGCGCGCGCCGGGCAGCGATGCGCCCGAACCGATGGAGAGCAAGGCGCGGTTCGACGTCCAGGTGTTCGAGATCGACGAATGCCGCTCGATGATCAGGCGGGCGCACTATCAGGATCGCCCCGAACAGCAGGGCAAGACACCGCCGAGCGCCACGCAGTGGGCGGATGAAGCGGCCGAGCGCGCGCGGCGCATGGGTACGCCGGCGACCACGCTGGTGCACGAGCTGCAATACCCGCTGTTTCGAAGGTTCGCCTATCTCGAGGGCCAGCGCGGCAAGCTGCCGAAGGTGCAGCTTGAGGGCCGCGACGTAGCGCTGCAGCCGATCTCTCCGCTACTGCGCGCGCAGGAACAGGAAGCCGTCGTCCGCCGCGACAAGTTCGCCGAGCTGATGGTCGGACGATTCGGGCCGCAGGTCGGCATGATCATCATCGACCTCGTCAAATACGCCAAGGCGCAGGGCAAGGACATGGGCATCGAGGACGAGATCATCCGCAACGAGAACGACATTGCGGAAGCGATCAAGAAATTCCTGCCCGTGCTGCAGAGCGCCACCGCCGGCAAGCCCGGCGAGATTGCGCCGCCCGGCCTCGGTGCGCTGACCGGAGGCGTGCCGCAGTGAGCGGAAGCTGGAACGATCTGAAGCAGCCTGGGCCCACACAGCCAGCGCCCGTGGTCGACAACGAGTTCGACACGCTGTGCCTGCACGTCTTCACGTCGGCGCCCGGAAAGGCGCTGCTGGCGGCACTCCGGAAGAAGTATTTCGACAGCCCGTTTAACCAGCTCGCCCCGGACCGTGCGTTGCAGGTCAGAATCGATAACCAGCATTTTGTGCGCGAACTTGAAGCTGCCCGCGATCGTGCAGCCGACGCCACCGCGAAACGGAAGCCTGAATGACCGAGCCGACGCCCAACCCAACCCCGACGCCAGCGCCAACACCCGCGCCGACGCCGGCACCTGCGCCGAGCCCGGCCCCCGCTCCCGTATCAGTTGCGCGTCCGGAGTGGTTGCCGGAGGCGCATTGGGATCCGCAGGCCAATTCGATCAAGCCGGAATTCGGCAAGCACTATTCCGAAGTGCAGACCTTCTATCAGACCGAGACCGAGAAACGCGCCGCGCTCGCCGCGCGCAAGCCCGAGGATATCAAATTCGAGGTCAAGCTGCCGGAGACCGTCAAGGTGCCGGAGGGCATGGACCTCAAGATCAACGACACCGATCCCCGCGTCCCCGTCATCCGCGAGATGGCGATCAAGCGCGGCTGGGATCAGGACACTGTCAACGAGCTCGTCGCTCTTGATGCGCAGCAGCAGATCGCCGCGCACGCCGCCGAGCAGGAGCGCATCAAGGCCGCCGACGCCAAGCTCGGTGCGGCAGCCGATCAGCGCAAGTCCGCCGTCGGCAACTGGCTGA